ACTGGACAAAGTTTACCCGATGCAGTAGCATCTTTAGGTTTAAGTGCAGGTAGTGCAATAGGTAATGCTGCTACATCTGCAATATCCGGGTTAACAGGTATTCCTAAAGAATATGTGAGCTATATATGGTGGGTATTATTAGCAATTTTATTGTTTTATTTATTTATGAAGATTAAGGATATGTTAACGGGCGAGTAAAATTTTTTTAAGAAAAAAATTTTCCAGGCCCCTCAATTATTTTTTTAAGAAAAAAATAATTATCGGGCGAGTAAAATTTTATCTTTTAAAAATAAAAAATTGTTTTAAAAGATATTATTTAATAAGATTAATGGATAATGATGATAAAAAAAGACCTCTTCCTCTTGACTCAGGATCACCAAATAAAAAGAGACATAAACCGGTAATCATAATCGACAGCGATGAAGAGGATACTTTAAATTATTTATTTACAGACCCAGCATTAATACCACAAGAAGTGACAATTTTCAGAGATGAACCAATAATTATTTCTAAAATTAATAATCTTGCTGATTTAATTCAACTGGGTAAGTCTTATGACCCTACTAAAAATTACAATATTAATTTAAAAGTTGTAAGCGATTTAGTAAGACCATTGGAAGATTTAAATAATATGATAGGAATGAAACAAGTTAAAATGGATATTGTAGAACATATCTTGTTTTATATACAAAATCTAGACGATAAAAACACTGATTTTTTGCATACAGTGATTCAGGGGCCTCCAGGTTGTGGGAAAACTGAATTAGGTAAAATTTTAGCAAAAATATATTTGGGTATGGGAATATTAAAAAATGATATTTTTAAAAAAGTATCTAGAGCTGATATGGTTGCAAAATATTTGGGACAAACTGCAATTAAAACTCAAGATTTAATTGAATCATGCCAAGGAGGAGTAATGTTTATTGATGAAGTTTATTCATTAGGTAATAGATATATGAGTGATTCATTTTCTAAGGAAGCAATTGATACATTAAATATAAAGTTAACTGAATTAAAAAATGATTTTATTTGTATTGTGGCCGGTTATCCTAAAGAAGTAGAAGAATGTTTCTTTTCCTATAATTCAGGATTAAAATCAAGATTTCATATTAAATTTTCAATTGACCCTTATTCACCAAAAGAATTATTTAGTATATTTAATAAAATTGTAATAGAAGCTGGTTGGGCTTTAGCTCCAGATATTAATTTTACTTTCTTTAAAAAACATTACTCTCGTTTTAAATATTACGGAAGAGACATGGAAAATTTATTTACAAAATGTAAAAGAACTCATAGTAGACGTTTATTTACAAATCAAAATATAATGAAAAAATTAATAAATTTAGAAGATTTGGAGAATGGTTTTAAAATTTTTGAACTAAATACTTAATAAATTAATTAAAGAATAATAATCTTTAATTAATATATGGCCTTTGTATTATATTTAAATAATAATCTGTCAGGAGTTTTTGACAATGAAAATGCACTTAATACTTTTATTAAAGGAGGTATTCAAAATAAATTTTTTAAGGAAGAAAATATAAGAACAGAACAATATATAATGAATAGTTGTTGTAAAGTGGGAGTAAATAAAATTACAAATACAAATACAAATACAAATATTAATACAAATACAAAAATTCAACCAAAAGAAATAATTCAGATAAACCCATCAAAAGAATCAAGAAAAGATAAAGGGAAAAAATTAGATGAATTATTAAATTCAGAAAGTTATAAAAAGATTGCACAAGAAAAAATAGATGTAGTTACTGATATTAATAAAATAAAATATGACAAAAAGCTAATGGTAGAAAAGAATAAATTATACGTTGAAGATATTAAACTGTTTGACTTATTTACTAAAGAAAAAGAAAAGAATCCTAATTTTATTATTCCGGCTTTATTTGAATTAAAGTTTCCAATTTTTGATAGTTTAACCAAAGCTAATAATTTGTCATTTGAAACTTTTATAGAAGAATATGAAAAAGTCAAACCAGAAAACAATTATGATATGTTTACATCTAATAATTATGAAAAAACATTTGAAAAAAATACTAAAGATTTTGAGATGGAATTTGAATTACAAATTTAATTTCTGTTATTAAATTAATATGAAATTAATTTTTATTTTTATTTTAATAGTACTAATTATATTTTTTATATGTATATTAAGATACAATAATAATATCATTCATCCATGTGATTATTTTATTCATGGTAATAAGAGTTTTCATAATAAATTTGAACACTCTGAAAAAATGTTAAGGTCTGTAGGAGCTAAGGATGAATTGATAATTAAACTAAAAAATATTAGAGAAAAATTAGGTAAAAATATAGTTTATGCTATTAAAAATAAAGATAATAATTATAGAATTGAAATATATTTATATAGTAAAAATATAACAGAATCAAATTATGATAAAGTTGATAAAACTAAATTTAGAAAAGATATAAATATTATATTAAATGAATTTAATAAAGAATACGATGGTAATCTTGATGATGTCGCACTAGTTTCTTTTGATTTAGAATTAACAGATTCATCTTTTAACAATAAGTTACATATCTACGAAGCAAAAGTTGGAGCTAGTAATTATAATTATACTTATGATTTAGATAAAAAAACTAGTGAACTAGAAAGTAATTTTTTTAGAATTATGAATTACGAAGACTTGAATAAAAAATTAGTAAATAAAGAAGAATTTATTAAAGAATTAAAAGATATATCACCTAATCCAGCAAATATGATGTTTCATCATAAGTATCACAATAATAGTATTGGTATTTATTTAATGGAAAATAATAATAATATTTTAGAAAGGTTTCTTGATAGATATAATTATAAAATTGACTTTGAAAAAGAAACTTCTAAAGATTTAATATTTGATATCGGTATTAACTATGATTTAAATGAGAATAAAATCATTAGTACTGGATTTTTTGATTATTTTTAATTATTATATAAATTAATAATTAAAAATCTAATTTAATCTAATGTATAGAGATGTTGATTTAGATGTTATTAAGAAAAGTATGGATGATATCAAGGATGAAGCAATGAAGAAAAAATTAGATGCTTTAGAACCAACCTTAAATGAATTTAAAGATGTTTACAACAACATTTTAGATTATATAAAAAAAAAGAAAAGAATTATTTATGGTGGATATGCACAAAATCATTTAATTAAAATGAAAAATAAAAACGATGCCTTTTATAAAGATACTGATTTAGCTGATATAGAATTTTATTCTCACGAACCATTAACTGATGTTGTGGAATTATGTGATTTATTACATTCTAAAGGATTCTCTCATGTAGAAGGTAAAGATGGTATTCATCCAGAAACTTATAAAATATTTGTAAATTTTCAAAACTATTGCGATTTATCTTATATGCCTAAAAATGTTTATGATAATCTTACTTATATAGAAGATAAAGGATTAAGATTTACTCATCCTCATTTTATGTTAATAGATGCATTTAGAGTTTACGCTGACCCATTAACTTCTTATTTTCGTTTAGATAAAACATTTAACCGTTTTAGTACTTTAATGAGATATTATCCTTTTTCTTCTTCTTTTGAAAGTGACAGACCTGAGTATTCTAGTAAATTGAATGACTTGAACTTTATTAAAAGATTTGTCAGACATAAAGTCTTACATCACTCTCAATTTATTATAATAGGCCATTATGCTTATAATTATCTAGTTAAAAAGGCAAAATTAAATTTAGAATTTGATAATTTTACTTATTATCAAGCTATTTCTATTAATTATAAAGAAGATAGTGAAAAAGTTGGAAAGTTTTTAAAAGATGAATTTAAAGATAAACTAACTATAAAATACTTTACCCCATACTTTCAAGCTTACGATGCACATACTGAATATTATTACAAAGATGTTTGTATATTGAAGTTATATGGACACAATAATAGATGTATAGTTAATAATTTTTCAGAAAAGAAGGAAGTATTTTTTGGTACTTTTCAATTAATATTTTTATATTTATTAGTTGATTACCAATATGCTAAAACTCAAAGAAACAAGGTGGAAGAAAGAAACTATATGATTATGATAACTAGATTGCTAAAGGCCAGACTTGCTTATCTAGATTCTCATAATATTACTATTTTAGATAAATCACCTTTTCAAGAATTTACCTTGCAATGTATCGGTTCAACTGAAGACCCTTTAAGAATGGCATTTTTAGAAAGAAAGAAGAAAAGAGAAGCAGGAAAACAAATAACTTTTAATTATAATCCTAAAGGAACTCCTGGAAAAGTGCCGGTGTTTAGATTTGATAATACATCTGGTAATGAAATATTAAATAAATAATTACATTAAGGTAATGAAATATTAAATAAATAATTAAATAAATAACTTTATATATCGTATATTTTGAATTCAGGAATATCAATTACATCTCCTATTACATAAGTCTCATTATCCAACTTAATAGAGTTTCCATTTGCATCCTTATCTACCTTACCAATTGGAAAATATAAATCAAAATCATAAATCATTCCAGATGGTTCATAAAACCAATATACTGCTGGTTCTGAATATAAATTATCTTCTACTTTTTTAACTGCTTTTACTTTACGAACTTTAATTTTCATTCTAGATGATTCTTTAGCATTTAAACCATTGTCAATCTTTTGGTCATATTCTAAATTATCATTAAATGCAGGACCAATTGGTTTTTCTAATAATGATTCTTCATTAAATTGAAAACATTTGTATTTGGAACCCATCATATTGTGAGCTTTAAACAATTCACAATCAACTGCTGCTTCTTTAACCGCTTCTATGAAAGATATTAATAAATTATTTTTCTTACGAGATATTCTTTCCATTTTTTCATCTGCTGTTTCCTTTCCACTCTTACGAATCATTCTATATCTAAAAACATCAACCTTTCTATCAGCCATCGGTAAATCTTTGTGCACACACATACGCACTGCACGACCCATAATTTGTTCAATACGAGCTTCATTCCAAAATGGTTCTAAAATATGAACTTGTCTAGTGTTATGTAAAGTAATACCTTCTGCACCAGCTGGAGAAATCATAATGATTTTAACATTCTTTCCATTAATATTTTCTTTATCGTTATAGATTTTTTTATTTTCTTCACGAATTTCTCTATCTATTGCTCCATGATATTCAATATATCTAAATCCATCGTATTTTTCACTATTTTCGTTGTGGTAATCAATAAATCCAAAGAAACCTAAATAAATTTTTAGAATTTGTAGTCCTTCCATTAACACATAATTTGAATAAACTAAAACGGGGCTGTTTGATTTTAAAATATTAAAAATACAAGTTATAAATTTAGGAGAACAAGTATTTAATACATCAAATAATTTGGACTTTTTATTCTCCTTCTCCAAAAAGGTTGAAAAACTAGAATTATATTTAGTTCTCCAAGTTTTAATATCATCTTGTAAAGTATAATTTGCTTGTTTATCCTTATTGTGAAAATCTTTGCAATAATTTGTAAATCCATTG